GCGCTTATGGCACTTAGACTTTCAGTTAAAATAAACGATGCAACGATCTTTCCGTCCATAGTGATGGCGGTCGCATAAGGTCCATTAATGCCTGAAGAACTGTAGCCAAATCCATTGAGATTCGCTCTCCACAGCTTAGTAGCTGTAGCCGGGTCCTCTGTATCCATAATCAGGATTTCACCAGGTCGCTTTACAACATGTCCGCCTAAGGCGTTTGTCAATAGCGTTGTAGCTTCGTCTATGGCTTTCTCCAGGTCTGTTTTATTTAACGATATAACTGATGCCATATCATTTATCAAACCGTTGAGCTTAGTCAGAGCGTTTGCTGTGGTCTTAGTGAATGATCCTATCTCAACATCAGCATTCTTGCCTGTGAGCAGATCCTTTTTTATTCTAATTATCCTTGCTTTGTGATTAAGACCTAAATCTTTGTAGGTGCATTGGACTGTATCACCCAATCTGACTTTAACAAGGTTCTGGAATGCTTTATATTTTGTTGTATTCTCAAGCAATATCAAATCAACTTTGATGTTTTTGACTGGTATATCGCATTGCGTATTCGTGTAATAGGCCAATGCTGCAGCCCTTAAAAGGACGATTGCAGCAGCTTCATCGATATCATTATCAGCATCTACACCAATATCGAATTCCACTTCTTTAATGTGAGGGTCGGGAAATTCATTTAGGTGAGCACTATCAACATAAACCTCAGGAAGTTCAAGCCCGTCTTTGCCCTTAGGTCTCATACGAGTTATCAGACTGTCCCAGTCGCTTTCAATCACTACACCTTTGATGTTCTTTCCGTACTCAATTGTAGCGCCATTGTCAGCCCCTATACGCCCCTTGATAGCTATCACATGATTATTAACCTCAAGTTCTCCACCCCATCTTGTTAGGATTGAATCAGAGCCTATGAGGCATTGCATTGGATTCTTGTTAATAAAATATTGTGTATTCACGGTTGCAATATCAGAGGATGCTGTGAAGGGATGAGGAAAATTAGTTCCGTTTAGGACATCCTGCATGGCACCTAAACAGTTCTTGTTTGTTGGTCTAACATCCCTTACTTCATTGCCTAATAAATCCCATACTCGATGCCTGCAATATATCGTGGATTCAGTGGCATTATCTATCACTTTGTAAATTCTGAAAGGTTGCTCATCCATATAGATAAGCCTTCCTTCCCTAATCAACTTCCATTTTTCAGCCTTGTCATGTTTGACATCAATTTCAGCAGTGTAGTACTTATTTAGGGCATTATCAGATTCTGCTCTGGTTACAATATTTGTGATATCACCTAAACCGAAGGAACTGTAATCTATTGAATCGTGTTCAAATAGTTTGATCATTAGCAATTCCCCCAGTTTGGTATAATTTCAACTTTTGTGACCGTACCAACCCACGATATGACATTATCTCCAGTCACTAACTTTGGCCACTCATTGGCTGCCACATCATTATTTTTTGGGGTTAGGTCCTTATAGCACTCTCTGATGTCTGCATTGATGGTCACATATTCAGAAACATTCTTCAGGATGTAATTGTCATTATTGATTGTCAACGTAATTTCGCCTGTGCCATAGACCTTAATAATAGGATTAGCTGATGCTGTCCCAGGATTGCTTAAGGTACTCGATCCTAACAAAGTAATCATATCCAAGCCTTCATCAAGATAATTGAGAGGCTGGCACTTGATCTTTATGGTCCCTTGTCTGAGTAACAACCATCTCGGCCAGTCCACTTGGCCATATATACGGCCTTTGTAAAACACACCAGGCTCGGAGGATAATTTCAATATTCCTTCACCCCTAAGCCATGCCTTGATGTAATTCAATTTCGTTAAATCCTTAAGTGTGATCAATATCTCTTTATCTATAGGCGCTAAGGATTCGTCATCGTTGTAGAGATATCCATCACGCCCATCGACTTCTTCAAACTTCCCTTTCTGACTTGCAGTCTGTATAGGAGGAAGTTTGTTTACAACTATTTCCAGATCTTCACTACTTGTGTTATTCCAAATGAAATGAGGTAACATGTTAACTCCTCCTTTATGCAAACTCCCAGTTTTCTTTCTCTATGTCATTTTTTAATGCTCTATCAAATTCCGGATATAGCTCTCTTGATACTATTTTCTTATCCAGGTAAACATTAGGATTCTTGCTTGCGATAATTGATAATAGGTCAATCATCTTCGCAAATAGGGTTGTGTCATTCTGCACGCCTAGAGTCTTCATTGCATCTGACATGATCGGTACAAGCTTATTCAAAGGAAGTATAGCTTCTCCGCCTGTTGATGGTTCTGCAAAACCTTGTAATCCTGCAGCCGTATTTAAGATTGTAGGCTTCGTGAATATACCGCCTAATGCGTTCCACTTCACACCTAGTGAAGGCTTGCCTGGTAATCCTAGATAGTCTCCAATCTTTCCCCAGAATCCCTCTTTACTCCATGTGACAGAGAATGAAGGTAGCTTAATCGAAGGTAATGACCATTTGAAATCAAAAAATCCTTTAATCTTCTTAATGGCTTCATCGACCTTGTCTCTAGCAAATTGAATCTTTTCTTTAATGCCATCCTTAATGTTGTCGAATATTCCCAGGACCGTATCTTTCACGCCCTTAACCTTGTCGAAAAACTCTGTGATCTTTGCAATGGCTCCTTGAACTTTGTCCCTGGCAAACTCAATCTTGTCTTTAATACCAGTTGCAATCTGTTCAAACCATTCAATAACGTTAGTGACTAGAGGGATAATATATTCTCTGAATTTATCAGCCAGCCATTTTATGATTGCACCAACAAATTCGATTGCGGGCTTGATAACATTGTCATATACCCATTTCAGGGTATCTCCCATCGTCTGGAATGCTGCCTGAATTTGTGGCATGTGTTCCCTGAACTTATCTGCAATTGCTTTGACCAATTCAATGATCACATCAAATACAGGTTTCAGGATGTTGTCCCAAATATCAGATATCAATTTAAACGCTGTTTCTACCACTGCAAATATCCATGGCCATGCTGCTAAAAAGATATCCCATACGACTTTAACGAGATCCACAATCGCATCGAATGCTGGTTTAAGTGTGGTTTCCCATATCTGCTTTACCTTTGAGAATACGGCATCCACAAGCGCTTGAATTCGTGGCCAATACTCAACGAACTGGTTTACAACATCCTGTACCATTTGAACAATAAACTCGAATATCGGAGTACCTACGTCTTGCCGTACCTGTTCTATGAAATCAAAGGTCTCTTTGAATTTCGCTTGGATCCACGGCCAATTCTCTTTGAAAAAATCAATCACAGTTCCAATCGTGGTACCAAATTTATAAAATGCTCCTGCTATACCGTCTAAGGCATCGGGATCACCTACACCTTTAATACCATCTTTCAGAAATTCAAAGTTTCTTTTTATATTGTCAAAAAACGAGAAATCGAAAGTTCCCATTCTGCTTTGTAGCGTTTCGATACCAGCTGTAATCTTCTGTACTACCTTAACTGCAACTGCTAAAACAGGCGTTCCTATTGTGGCTATAAATCTATCCCAGGTAGCTTTCAAGTTACCTGTTACATTTTCCCATGAGTCAGCTTCTCTTGTAGCCTGTCCCATAGCACCATTTAATTCATAGGTTTTCTCTACCGTCTCAAGTAAGAGATTCTGTCTTTCCGCTTCATTCAGGTCCTGCCATTTTTTACCATATTTATCTAACGACTTTTGATTCATCTGATTCGCATTAGTAAATACACCTATAGCATCACCTGCAGCAAAGTTACCCTTCATAAATGAGGCTATTGAGGCTGAGGCTGTTTCCATCGAAGTATCATAAAAGGCTGCACTATCTGCAGCAAGCTTAGTGGCTTTTTCAGTGGCCAGCATTGAGGCTTCAGCACTCATGCCTGCACCCTTTGTTTGAGCACCAAATGAGTTCCAGGAAGTAGTCAATCTGTCTACATGGATACCTAGCTCTTTAGACTGATTCTTGATTTTATCCATTGCAGCGCCAGCATCGTTACCAAACACCTGATCGAACTGAGCGCCCATTGCTTTGATTTTAGCGGATGTCTCAATCATCTGTTTGCCAAAGGCTATAATTTTTTGTACTGCAAATGCTGCAACAATAGCACCACCGATTTTCTTCATCGCAGAACCTATCTTTGATTCAGATTTTTGAGCGGTGTTTGTTACTTTGTCAATGTCACCAGAGGCTTCTTTGCCATTGGTGATAAATTTTCCCATGAGAGTGAATAATTCCATTGCTTCACCTCCCTACTGTTTCTTTTCCTTGATATATTTATTAGCAATTTCTAAAGCCTGTTCTTGAGCCTCTTCAGAGATTGCTGGGGTGATCTGTTTTGTTACTGCATCTTTATATTCCTGGTAGGTCATGTCAGACATGATTGATTTATGCAGATAATATTCCATCATCGCTTCTTCCTGAATTTCTCCCATAAGAAAGACAATGTAATCGTAAAGCTCTCTAGTATTGGATAGGGTTTTTAGTAATCCATCTACATCGGCATAGCGTTTGAAGAAGATGTCTTTTAAACGTTCTTCTCCTATTTGCTTAAGAATGACGATATAGATTTTATAAAATTTGCAAGTTCAGGCTTCCTAAAGAAATTTATGATTAATTCTCCATAAATATCAATTTCTAGTTCCTGAATATCTTTCACTGTTGTGCCACAAAGAGAAGCAAGTAGCCTATTGATATCATCTTTTCCTCTTTCGATATTCCCCAAGGCCACTTCCATAAGTTCAGCGACAAAATCCATTCCAAGATCAGCCATTTCATCATCGTCTTTTTTAGTCTCAGCCTTTTCGGGCTTTTTCTTTTTTGCTGAGGCTTTTTCAGTGGCATCAGCTTGCTTTTTAAAGAAAGCCTTAAGCATGTCCTTTATTCCTAACTTAGAAAACAATGTCAGTACCGGAAATAAATCCTGGCCTGATAATTTACGCATTTCCATTTAACTAACCTCCAGATATTTTTGTATAAAGTAAAGAGCTAGGTTTCCCTAGCTCACTGTTACTGTGCATGTTCCTGTAAATTTGCCATCTCCAGTCTTTACAGTGACCGTTGCAACACCTGCAGCAACACCTATGACATGTCCTTCAGCATCTACTGAGGCGATGTCATTATCGGATGATGTGTACTTAAGGTCTGGGTTTGTTGCATCAACTGGCGCTATGGTTACTACAAGAGGCTTAACTGCTGCTATAGCAACTGCTAATGCTCCTGGGACTGTAATACCTGTTACAGGCTTAACTTCACCAGGGAAATAAATCTTCCATGCTCCACCGACTGCGGTTGGATCTTCTGCTCTTGCTTCAAACGTTACAGGGATTCCTGCTTCAGAATGATTTGCAGTCTCAGCACCTAGACCAGATACGGATATTCCGTATTCCATCATGATCAATACTGGTGCATCGTCCCCTTCTCTGAGTCCGAAAACAGCGATGTCCTTAATGTAGTCAGTGTCATCGATCTTGTGCTTTGGCTCAAGAACCTTGTACCCTGTTGGAGCTTCATCTACTACCGCATCCCTTGATGTGGAGATCAATGAGGCTTTCAGGTTTGCAATGGTCCATTCCTTCAGCGTGGTTTCAATTGTCATGTCAGTGCCTTCGATATAGTCATTACCCTTCACCTTGATAAGAACACCGTCGATTTCTGCTTGTCTCATATTCTGGACAATAGAAACCTTGACACCGGATGTCGTGGCACCTAGGCTCTCACCTTCAAACTGTCCTAGGGCTTTGTTGTAAACAACATCTCTCCATAAGGAAGCGGAATGAAGCATAAAGTTTTCAGCACTTGTAGAAGTGAAATTTGTTCTGTTTAATGCTTTCATGTTTAATACCTCCGATAAATTTTTAATTTGAATTGCATGAATTTACGATTAATCTCAGTATCTGGCTGAGGTATGGACCTCGCCAGAATGAATTGAAAATTTACGATATAATCATCATTCTTTGCTCTTGATTTATTAAGTTCCAAGCAGAATCTTGTACATAGTTGCTCGATTCTTATCTTGTCATTTCCTGTGTTATCGAAAAGTTCAATTTCCAGATCACCATTTAGGACACCATCATCGTCATCACCATCCAGGACAAGCCGATAAATAGCATAAGGAAAAACAACATCCTTTGACGGATTGAATTCATGAAAGGTATTAGGATGAATTGAACTTAATTTACTGTATATAGCACTTAACACCTGTTACACCTTCCTTACTTTGAATTTTTGTCCTAGGATCTCCTGACAGCGCTTTTCAATCTGTTTCTTCACTGATTTATACCCTGGCCTCATGTAAGGCTGCGCTCTCATACCCATAGTGAAGATTGTCTTTCCATCTTCATCCTTGTAAGCCCATCCGCCTTTTCTACCCTGGCCATTCTCTGCATATATTCCGGTTCCAAATTCTACCCATACAGCATATTCAGTATTTACACCAATCGTCACACTCATTTCTGCTTCGTTGACTTTATATCCTAGAGAGGTCTTTAATGCGGTTGTGTCAGTCGGTATGAGTGGAAAGATTGCACTATAGATCAATTCCCCTATCTCATATAACATTGCCTTCTGGGCTTGTCTGAGGGCTTCCTTGCATGCTGCTGAATTGTCTTTAAACTGCATGAGCTACACCACCTTATTGAGATAGACTTCAAGGTGATGATGTTGATTGCCTGGATCATCTACAAATACGATTCTATAGCCTGGTTTATTCTCATCCGTACCTACACCCTGACCTTCTTTTAAGTCAGTCCTGTAGGGAAGAATAAGCACATGGGTAGAGGCTTCAATGTATGCATTTTGTATGATATTACCTTTGAAGTCTGTTCCTGTAAGCATGTCCAATAAGCCATCATTAACCATGAAAGCAAAGGTCTCGGTTTCAATAGTTCCACCAATTCCATTCGGCTGACTGGTTTTACTAAAAATATAGAATTTTTCTTTAGTCATCCTACCACCTCAGTTTTCGATGCTTATCGAGAAACTTCAATAGTGATGCAGGATAACCTTCCTCAGAGTTTGAGTCCATATCAAAATACGTGGTGCTTACTCTTGAATAGGTCTCTGACTTGATGCCTAGTTTCCCGGTCATTCGAAGTTCATACTCTATCAATTTAACTACACCATCTACTACATCAAGCGGATAAACCACCTTAGTGACCATAATAAAGTCCTTTTCATCAAGGATGGATTCATTTACCCTAAGTGATGTTCTTGTCACCTCAGCGACCGTATAAAGCCCATCATTTAGTAAACTATCGGATATCTCTATCGTCTGTGCAGGTCTGAATCCCAACAAAAGAAAGTCAGCACCCTTTATAGTCTTATCTGCAGAAATCACTTCAAGTGTAGTGTGGGATCTAACTCTTTTGTCCTGAAATTTATTATGGGTATTTCCTCGAACCATTTCTTCCAATGCTTTTAGCTTCGCTCCCAGTCTGGAAGGGTTTCCAATACTCACATCGTCTGGAAGCAACAGTGTGAGATCATCTATTGTAATAATCATGTAACCACTCCCTTGTAAATAGTAAAAAAGCGGTTACTTAGAACCGCTTTTGCCTCTCTTAGATGTTGTTTTTTCTTCTTCAGCCTCTTTTATAGGCTCTTCTTCAACTTCTTCTATTGGATCTGTCACTTCTTCTGGAAGTTCTGGTTCTGTGAGCTGCTGTTGCTCAACCATGATTTCCTTGAAGCCTTCTTTGAGAAGGAGGTCTCTTTCCTTATCGGTGGAGACCAGTCTCTCAACATTTAACCTTAAAAGCCTATACATTATACAGGCTTAGCTTCTTTGTAGTTGATGTAGATTGAGGATACAGCATTGTCCTTAACCCAAAGATCATGATATCTTCTGTAGTCCATAGACCAAGCGTTAGCCTCCTGGTTTGTCTGTGGATCAAAGATTCTCATGTTGTCCTGTTTGGTTACTGCAATTGGGGTAGTTCTTGGCACGATGATGAAATTCATCTGAATGCCAGTTGCAGCCTTAACGTATCCGCCTACTTCCTGACCTGCAGTTTCACCATCATAAAGGGTGATTGCAGAATACATTCTGTTTTCAGGGGTTACGATAAGAGGGCATGAGTCGATTGAAGGAACCTTAGTAGTGATTCCACCAGCTGAGAAATCAACTGACTGAAGCTTACCAAGTACTGCCATTTCGACTTCCTGAAGCGCATCATAAGTGATATGGATAACCAGTTCACCATTGTGTCCTGCCTGTCTTACCTGCTTGATACCGATCTTGATCTTCTCAAGAATGGTAGCTGCTGCAGGAGTATAGGAGTAAACCTTATTTGCTTCATCTGCTGAAGCTGACAGCTTAGACAGTCTGTAGGCATCTATTTCAGGATGAACTTTCGTTCTCTGGAATTCGCCCATGACCATTCCGGCAGTGGCAACAAAATTAGTTTCATCAACATCGTTGGCATCAAGTCCGAACTTTCTTCCTCTGTCCTGAGTCATGCTCTTTGTTTCGTACTCGAAATTCACGTTACCCTTAACAAAGCCAGTGTTACCTGCTCTGCCATAGTTTCCAAGTCCGTCAACAGAAACCTTAGGAATCTTTACTTCCTTGCCTCCTGCGTACTTTACCTGACCTGCGTTGGCATCCATCCAACCTGTGACCATTTCCTTTAGTGCCATTTTGTCGAGATTGTCCTGAAATACGGTTGCGTATGCTATTGTGTTTGCCATTTAAATACATCTCCTCTTTCTTTTTATAATCCAAGCGCTGCTGCTACTTGGTCATTTAGTGTCTTAGCTGGGTCTGCAGGATTTCCACCAGGTAACTTGTTTTCAATTACCTTAGGGTCATCCTTTTTTAGTGG